AGCATTTATCTGGACAGTGTTTTTTGAATTTGTCAAAAACAAAATTACCAATTGAAATTTTTCTTGATTATTTTAATTTCCGCTTGCATGATTGGTTGTGTTAGTATATTAATTCCACCAACTGGAAAAAATGCAGGTGATTTAGGAAAAATACAAATTTCTTTGCAAGTCAAATATTTCCCAGTAGAACAGAAAATAGATTGGTTTAATCCAATCATTCCAGAACACAAAATATACAAAGACAAATGAAAATACTTGATTACATACTTACTCGTTTATCTGAAACATCCACTTGGCGCGGTGTAGCTATGATTGTTGCTGCATCTGGATTGGCTATTGAACCAAACCAATTCAATGCAATTGCAGCGGCAGGAATTGCTGTTGCAGGAGCAATCAATGTGTTTCGTCAAGAGAAAAAATAATTCATGCTTCATAAACTTATTGCCATTGCTTCTGCGGAAGTTGGCGTGAGGGAAGAAGGTGGAAATAATAGTGGATCAAGAATCCGCGAATATCAATCCGCGACAAATCTTGAACCTGCTTCTTGGCCTTGGTGCGCGGCGTATGTTGATTGGTGCATCCGCGAGTGGTTGTCTATTCCGCAGGTTGTAATTTGGCTTAATCTAAGACGCAGAAGCCCTGAAGAATGGCGACCAAAAACAGCACTTGCGCATGGTCTAAAATCTTGGGCATTGCAACGTCCAAACACCACTAAGGTATATAATGAAACGCATAAGGCACAACTTGGCGACATTGTAACATTTGACTTCTCTCATGTTGGATTTGTTGTTGAAGACACAGGTAAAGAAATTGTGACTTTGGAAGGAAACACCAATGGTAAAGGCGAAAGAGATTCAACAAGCGGAGACGGAGTTTGGAGAAAAGTTAGAAAAAAAACACTTGTAAAAGATTTGATTCGCATTCATCCAAGTATCGCATCGATATAAATAAATATGGCTAATATTGCACACAAATGGAAGAAAGTGTTAGCAGTTTCATGCACACACGCTCGTTATTGTGATTCCGAAGCGTGGAAAGCAGTAATGTCATTTAAAGAAAAATATAAACCAGACACAATACTTCATCTTGGTGACTTTATTGATATGTCTGCGTTAATGGGAAATGGCGCGGGGTCTGGAAATGATGGAGACGAAATAACTCCAGATATTGATACTGGATTAACTCACTTGCGACAGCTAATGGCAGGATGCAAAGACCCATATATCCTTTGTGGCAACCATGAGGATCGAGCATGGAAACTAACAAATAGCAAAAATGCTGTTACATCATATTGCGCCCACAAAATTATTTCTGCAATTGAAGATACATCAAAAAAACTTAAAGCAAGGTTGATTCCATATTCTGGAATTGAACAAATTGTTGATATAGCAGACATGGGATTTACTCATGGAACTTGTTTTGGAGAATCTGCGGCAAGAGACATGGCAGAGCAATACTGCGATAGAAGCAGGAGAAAAATAATAATGGGGCATACTCATCGTGTAGCCATTCAAAATGCCAGAACATATCATGGTGGAACTTGCTATAATATAGGAACATTAACTGCTCGCGGAGCATTAGAATATGCTAAAAATCGCCGAAGCACATTCAGTTGGTGTCAAGGATGGCTGTGGGGAGAATATTGCGAGTCATTGCATCAGTCATCACTTCAAATCACGCAAAGAGCAAAAGGAGATGTGTGGAGACTTCCAATTTGAGATTTAAGCAAGGAGACATCAGAAGTGATGGAATGGTTTTTTGGCAGTATTATCATACTGGAAAAGAGCGTTGGGTTCATCCAGAAAAATACCAAGAAATAAGGCAAAAGCGTATTGAAAAATGTAAAAAAAGGTGGCAAGAAAATAAAGAAAAAGAAAAAGAAAGATGCAGAGAATACAGAAAGCAAAATAAAGAAAAATTAAGTCTGTATTTGAAAGAATGGAGAAGCAAAAACCAAGAAAAATGTAGGCATCTTAAAAATTCTTGGAGAGAAAAAAATCGAGATAGGTTTAGAAAAACAAGTAGAGATTATGTTAGAAATAAAAGAAGAAGTGATCCTATATATAAAATTAGATGTAATATCTCTACACTGATCCAAAACGGAATAAGAAATCGTGGTTTTTCCAAAAAAACAAAAACAAGTAAAATACTTGGATGCGATTATGATTTTTTCAAAAAATACATTGAGAATAAATTTAAAGAAGGAATGACATGGGAAAATAGAACTGAATGGAGTCTTGACCATATAATACCAATATCTCTTGCAAAAACAGAAGAAGAGTTGATAAAATTAAATCATTACACAAATTTTCAGCCATTGTGGAAAATTGAAAATATCAAAAAAGGAAATAAAATTCTTGTTTAATTTTCGCATCATGACTCCAAACGACTTTTTAAAAATCATCCAAGATAGTATCCATAAACGATACGAGCCTGTTCCTAAAGGATGGTATTCAATTGTTGAGCTATGTAAAATTTGGAATATAAATTCAAGTCACGCTTCTCGAAAAGTTAGAATGGGGATTGAACTTGGAATAGTTGAAAAGAAAGATTACTTTTTACAGAAAAGTAATGGAGTAAGAAAAGTTCCACATTATTTTTTCCATGACGAAAAAAAGCGTAAAAGCAAGAATTAATGGTCAATTGTGGACTATTAAGTTTGGACATCCCGGCAAGACTGATGGTGTCACAGACGATGGTTGCTGCGATTGCGAAAAACGCTTGATTACGATCAATCCGAACTCGCAAAGCAATCTTCTAAATGTTTTATCGCACGAACTAATTCACGCAAGGTTATCAGACTTGCAAGAAGAAACAGTAGAGGAACTCGGAACGCTTATTGACGAAGTTTATTGGCAAGTGCTAAAACTTTCTTTTGACAAAAATAATCAACCAAAGTAAACACCTTGTAGTTTTTTTATGCCAAAATTCAATTGGGTTCCAAGCCCACAAAGCTCTTCAAATTGCGGATGCGCTCCATTAAATTCTATGGATTGCAACTGGCCTTATGTTGGAGCTACAGGCGCAACTGGGATAGGTGCAACAGGAGCTATTGGAGCAACTGGACAGCAAGGTTTAACAGGCTCAACTGGAATTGGATCAACTGGGGCAAGTGGTTTAAGAGGAGCAACTGGCAATCTTGGAGCAACTGGCCCAAAAGGGGCAACGGGGTTTGGAGCTACGGGAGCAACAGGAACTCAAGGAGCAACGGGAAATCTTGGAGCAACAGGGTCAACTGGATCAACGGGGTTGCAAGGAGCAAGTGGTATATCTCCAGTAATTACTCGTCAAAGTTTTACATCGCATCCAATTCAAGTTGGATTAAGAACATTTTATTTTACTTCAGCAGATGTTGGATGGACATACGGATCAAGAGTTCGTGCCGTTGCTAATTCTGCTTATCCTTTTGATTGGGTTGAAGGAAATATTATTGAAGTTGCAGATGATTTTGTAAAAATTTATGTAGATAAAGTTCAAGGTTCTGGAACTTTTGCAGACTGGCAAATTGCACTTTCTGGAGATGGTGGAATTGGAGCAACTGGAAGCACTGGTTCAATTGGCGCAACTGGTTCTACTGGCCCAGTTGGAGCTACTGGAGCGGGAACTACTGGTGCTACAGGAATTCAAGGTTTGACTGGGTCAACTGGAGCAACAGGATTGCAAGGATCAACTGGCGTGGGAGCCACTGGAGCAACTGGTGTGGAAGGTTCAACTGGATCAACTGGGCCAGAAGGAAGCACTGGAGCTACAGGGATTGGAGCCACAGGCGCAACAGGAATTCAAGGTGCTACTGGACTTACTGGACAATCATCTACATTTTACAACTACAAAGCTGACACAACTATAACGAGCGGCGTTCCTGCAATCAATACATTGTATTGGGATAACGCTACGCAAACAGCATCTACAATTGTAACGCTTTCACATATTGATGCGCTTGGAAATGACATTGATGTCTTCTTTCCTCTGTTCAAAACAAACGATACATTCATTGTTCAAGACCAAAGCAATTCAAACAATTTCCAAACTTGGAGGATTACCGCTACCCCAACTGTTGTTCTTAATAGTTATATTTCTATTACAGTAACACTTGTTGCATCTGGAGGAACATCGCAATTCATAAACAATCAGCAATTGATATTTGCAATTGTTACTTCTGGTCTTACTGGAGCTACTGGATTGCAAGGCAGCACTGGAGCAACAGGTGTTGGAACTCAAGGCAGCACTGGTGCAACGGGAATTGGAATTCAAGGAAGCACTGGTGCAACGGGAATTGGAATTCAAGGCGCAACGGGTGCAACTGGATTTCTCCCTCCATCTAATGCTGGTAATGTTTGGACATTTTCTGGGGATGGATCAACAGCAACTTGGACGCTAACTGGAAATACATCTGGTAGCCTTAATTCTGCACTGTATATTGTAACAATTGATGGGATTTTTCAAGCCCCAGCAAATTACACTATAAACAATGTGTCTCCAAGAACATTAACAATTTCAACTGTGCCAAATGGTAGTTCTCTTGTTGTAGTTTCTTTATCTACAGCAT